CTCGTTATGCGGCGGGTGTGAGAGAAGTGCTGGAATGCTATTTTGAGGGTAGATCTATTCGTAATGAATACTTGGTAGTTAACAATGGAGCGTTGGCCGGTGTTGGTGCTCACAGCTACTCCATGGGTAATTCTACCAAGGGCAGTGAAGAAGCTGCAAAAATGGCAGTAAAAAGGCGGTAACAAAAGAATAAATATTTGTAATTGTAGTATAATGCTCAGACAGAAAGGTGTTACGGACCCGGGGGCAGTGCCCGGCGCCTCCACCATAAACATTTTGAATCAGAGTGTTTATGATGGGGGCGATACAGTGTCGACGTGGCAACGAGTATTAATGGGATCTACACGTCAGGCGATCGACGTTAATGAAGCAAGCAAAGTAAATGCAAGCAACAATGAAGTTTACACATTAGCAGCCTAAACGCTGCTTAGGGTTCGGTGGGTTCCTCGTAACAGAATACCCACTATTTACTCATACACAGAAAAGAGAATTATGAGTAATATGACACCGTTTGAAATTCGTCTAGAACTTTAACAAAACAACTGCTGATACGTTTGCATGGCTTTCTGTAATTGTGTCACATGCAGCTACTATTCCAAGTTTTCTTGCAGTAAAAGCTGGGCTCTCTGATAGACTACCGTCACTGGATCTAGTTGCGTTACTTTGGCTTGGGCTGTTGCTTTACTTTATTAGATCAGCTATAATTAAAGATATGCTGGCAGTAATTACAATTGGTGTCGGTTTTGCAATCCAAGCACTATTACTAGGGTTTATATTCTTTCAATGACAGACCAAGAAGAAGTAAAAGAGTTAACGGATGCGCTTATCATAACTAAGCGCTTTCGTTCTCCAAATGAATTTGGAATGTATGTAGATGAAATGGTTAATCGTTTAAAAATTCCTTATATGGAGGCGGTTATTAATTATTGTAATGAAGTAGAGATTGATATTGAATCAGTAGGTCCTCTTATCAATCAAAAACTTCGGGAAAAAATACAAATGGAAGCCGAGCAGGCTAACATGATGAAGCCCAGCGGACATTTACCGGTATGAATATGGAACCATTCGAAGTCTATCGCTACTATCTTGCTTTAAGACTTCACTTTACTACCGATAAGTATGACGCAATTAAACAACAAGGTAGAGTTAAAGCATCTAGACAAGCCTTTCTTAAGCGCAACGATCTATTGGCTATACGCCGTGTGGCAGAAACTTACTCAGACAAGGAAGTAGTGGATTTTTTGGTATCTAACTTTACTTCTGGTGATCGATGGGGTGGGGTGTTTGATATCGAAGCAAAAGATCGATACATCGGGTGGAAGAAACGTATTGAATCTTTGTCCTATACTTTTGAAAAAGAGATACAAAAAGTACAACATTTTAGTGAAAAGAACAATTTAAAATTTCAAGACTGTTTAGTTTCAATAAAATCTCAACATCCATATATAATTAAGATGTATCTTCGCGGAGATGTATCTATTGAAACTTTGGTCATTTTAAATCAGTTAATTAACTTTACGACATCCTTAGATGAGCAGTTAGTCGGGGACTTAGTCTGGCCAGATATTTCAAGAATCATTAAAAAATATTCACCATTTCTTGGGATTAAAAAAGAGAAGTATGATAGAATACTACGAAGAACAATTGGATCTGACCAAGAATAGAATTGTTGAACTTGAGAAAAATTTGTCGGTAATGCACGAGAATATTATGACGGTTGCTGAGCAAATTAAAGAGACGCAGATGTTTCTTATAAAGTTAGCCAAGAATCAGGCAGAAATGTCTAAGCGTCTTTCTCAATGGCCGTACATTGATGTACCCTCTAGAGAAGAAGGAGATGAGTAATGTTAGAAGCTCTATTTTGGATGTTAGTTGGCGCGTTTTTCGGATGGCATGTACCACAACCCCAATGGGCTGTCGTCCTTAAGGATAAAATTTTGGGACTGTTTCAACCGAAAACGTAAACACTCGTTTTTAAAATTATGACTCGCAAGTCCAACCCCGATAATTGGGACTGGGAAAAGAAACCTAAAAAGATTGAAAAAGGTACCAATAAGACTGGAAAACATCGCAAAAGCATATATAATATGTTATCAGATTCCTACGATGAAGATGACTACTTCGACGCAGAGTTTGATAGCGATGTTAACGTGAGCAACAATCGTCGTTATGTTAAACGTTAATACAACGCTAATACACTTTTATACAACGCTATACGGAGAAAAATATGGCACTAGACTTTTCTGCACTTAAAAAGCAGCGCGGCTCTTTCGATAACCTAATGAAGGAAGTTGAAAAGATCGCCACTCCTCAGTCAACTGAGACACAAAAGGATGATCGCTTCTGGGCATTAGAAGTAGATAAAGCTGGTAACGGCTACGCAGTCATTCGATTCCTCCCTCCTACTAAAGGCGAAGACCTCCCCTGGGTTCGTATCTGGAACCATGGCTTTCAAGGCCCTACAGGCAAGTGGTATATTGAGAACTCTCTCACCACTTTAGGTAAACCTGATCCTGTATCCGAGCTTAATACTGAGTTGTGGAACTCAGGTACAGAAGCTAACAAAGAAATTGCTCGTAAGCAAAAACGCCGTCTGACTTATATTGCTAACATCTACGTTGTCAAGGATCCTGCGCATCCTGAGAACGAAGGTAAGGTAATGCTGTATAAGTTCGGTAAAAAAATCTTTGATAAGATTAAGGACGTAATGCAACCTCAGTTTGAGGATGAGGAGCCTATCAATCCTTTCGACTTCTGGAAAGGTTCTAACTTCAAGCTAAAGGCTCGTAATGTTGAGGGTTATCGTAATTATGATAAGTCTGAATTTGAAGCATCTTCACCTCTCTCACAAGATGATGATGAGCTTGAAAATGTTTGGAACAAACAATATTCGTTGAATGAATTCCTGGACCCTAAGCACTTTAAGTCTTATGAAGAACTTAAGACAAAACTGGAACAGGTTCTTTCAGCAACAGGTACTAGCACAGCACGAGTAGATCGTGTAGAGCTAGATGATGACACACCGCGACAAGTAGCAGCTGCCCCTAAAGCACAGCCCAAGCCCGCCGCAAAACGTAAAGAAGTAGATCTTGACGATGATGACGAGTCTTTGTCGTACTTTGCTAAACTAGCGAATGATGACTAAGAATAATTAGGTAGTCTTTGCTGATTCAAACATTAAAAAGGGCCTTTTCGGCCCTTTTTTTATTTCTTTTTCTCTATCTTTTTAAGTTCGTGACAGTTACCCTTTTTAGGGTACTGTCCTTCTTTACAAGGCTTTTTCACATCAGGTTTCTTTTGAGCCTGTACTGGTGGTCTATCATCTTTTTTAGCATCTTTAGCTGCATCAGCGTAAGTAAAAGATGTAGTTAAAGCTAAAGCTAAAGCTAATAATAGATTTTTCATTTTATCTTCTTAATATGCTGCAACTCTATCGTTGTAGCGATCTAATGCCGAACCAGATCTTTCTGGTCTGGGGCTTGGTTTAATAGGTACAAAAGACTGTGTATTAACAACATTATTAACACTACTTGAAACAATAGGTTGAGCAGCAGGTGCTGGTTTATTAACTTCTCTAGTTAGATCAGCATTCTCGGTAGAAGTTTTAGCTACAGCTAATCCTGCAGTTGAACTAAAAACAGGGGTAACTTGAGCCGAGGATTTTTGTTTAACATACTGAGCTTCAATTTCTGGGGAATATTTATTTCCCATGGTCTTGGACATCTCTATAGCCATCATCTGTTTTTCAGATAATGGTTTACCAGGTATTACATCTTCATTAGCTATCATAGTCTTAGACTGGGGAGATTTTTTAGTAACTGTGCCCGGTGTACCAGATGAGTCACCCATGGCTCCCAAAGCCATTTGATTAGCTAGTTTAGATCTATCAGTTTCAATCGATCCAGACTTACCTTCTCCAGGTTTAGATTGAGTTATAGCTTGCTGTTCTTTATTTACACCTTCTCGTTTGGTTTCTACCTTACCAGAGCCAGCTGATTCTATTTCTTTTTGAAACTTTTTTATTGCTTCAATGTTTGCACGTCTTTGTGCTATTTTTGTATTTGAGCTAGATGGTTCTTTTATTCCAAATTTTTTGGCTTCATCTTGAGCGATTTCTTGAGTACGCTTATCTCTAAACTCAACAAACTTTTTATAATTATCAGGGTCTTTTTGCGCAAAATCCATCTCACTAAATTGTATACTGGTTGTTTCCGAACCTTTAATAGCTTCTTTAGTTTTCTCCCCTGGGGCTTTTTCACCAAACCCAAAAAAACCCTTAACCGCATTTATTCCTGCACCAACTTTTTCTCCAACGTATTTACCGACCTTTGTCCCGGTGAACGCACCTAATGCACCACCAGCTAATGCACCAATTCCAGCGCCTATAGCAGTACCAACAGGGCCTCCTACAAACGTTCCAATAGTTGCACCAAGTTTAGCACCAGCTACCCCGCCAGCTATTGCGCCAGCAGCCATTCCTGTACCTTCTCCTACTGCACCTGATTTTTCAACCGTTGCAGTATTACCGGCTTCTTTTCTTAATTCAGCAGCTTGCTTTTCATCTATCTCACCAGCATTCAATTTATATTGAATGTCTTCCATTTTGGCTTGTTTAGAATCTTCTGCAGCTGTATAGCTTTTATATGCTGTATAAGCGCCCATACCAACCGCAGCGGCAGCACCCAGGGCTTTACCTGCACCAAATCCTGCAAATCTAGCAACACCTTTACCTAATGCTAAGGCTCCTGAACCAACAGCTTTAGCACCTCTTACTAAGGCGCCACTAGCTTTCTTTGCTAATCCACCCATACCTGCTAATGCGTCACCTAATCCTAAACCACCACCCGATTCTTCTGCGGCCGCAGAAGCGGGTGTAGCTTTTAATCTACCTTCAGGTAAATCGGCCGGTACTTTGGGTTCTAATGCAGCACTAATTTTTTTTAACTCTTTAAGTTGCTGGTCTAGGATAGAGTTATTTTCTTTAGTCAGCTCAACATCTTTCTTGGCAGCATCTGCTATTATTTCTTGTGAGGTCTGAATATTATCTGCTTCAGGATTAATCCCTGTTACACCGGGCTGTGGCTGGTCCTCTTTCTTTTCAACCTCTTTGCTAGTCATAAAGTCAAAAATACCTTTGACTCTTGAACCTATAGCTTTAGCAAGATCAATAGGTGTACCTAATCCGGTGATACCTTCTTTTTTTTCATCTTTAAGTTCAACACTACCTGGTTGACCTGTAACCGGGGTTTTTTTACCCATTTCAATAGGCTTAAGACTTATTTGATTGGCTTCAGATTCTCTTACACGCTTACCTTGTCCTTGAAGTCTATTGGCAGCAGTTTCAAAATTCACATAACCACCTTGTTTTACAGTCTTACCAGAAACATCACTCGTTAATTCACGACCGGATGTATTGCGATATTGAGCGCTTTTTTTATCATATTCTAAGCTCCCTTCAGAAATCTTTCTCATTAAAGTTTGTTCTTCAAGGGACTTATTAAGTACTTGTGTTTGATTTTCTAAAGCGTTAACAACCGGTTCAAGGTCAATTTTAACACTAACACCGGTTACAGCTTTTTCTACTTTTTCTAAAAGTTTAGCTACCTTATCAAGCTGGGCTTCTCTTTTATCATCATCTTCACCCGCAACTTCCCGGATATATTTAACCTGAAGAGCCTGCAAAGCAAGATCAGCTTTATTTTGACTTTGAATTTTTTCTAGAAACTTAATAAAAGCTTCGTCTTTAATGTTATTCATATGACCTTACATGTTTCTTGCGTTTTGTTGAAGCATTCTTAATTTTTCATTTTCTTTCTTAATATGGTCAACTAATAAACTTACGTAAATTTCCCTTTCCCAAGGCATCATTTCTTCTAGTTCTGTTAAGCTATAGTGATGTTGTTGCATGAGTGAAAAATTCAACGTATAGTAATTAACAAGACTATCTTGAGAAAGGGTTATACGAAAAAATTACTTAATCCTTCTAATCTAGATACATTATGTCTACCACACTTCGGACAATCAGTTTCTATTTCTTGTACTATTTTAGGAGCAGTTACAAAGAAGTTTTCAATTAGATCAAATTGATCTTTGGTTAAAGAAAAGATAAACTCTTCTATTTCTTCTTTTGTTTGTTCTTTAGCATCCCAGTAATTTTCATTATCAAATACACCTTTAATAGACCTTACAATTAAATCAATTACCTTAGATGTGTCATTAGAAGCAAACACATTTACAACTTCCTCGAATACCGGGTAGTTCATTTCTATTCCGTATTCTTTTGTAAGCATAATTTTATTAGTATGCTTGGGGTTCTTTTCTACTTTTAAATTATCAATATTAAAAGTTGTATCTATTTTATTACCACATTCGCAATTTACTATTACTTCAACCGATTCACTTATTGATTTGGCTCTTAGCTGTAAGAAAATATATTCAATATCAAAGTGTGGTAAAGACTTAACATTCAGCTTATTGAACGTACAAACATCTACTAATTCAGAAACAACTCTTGCAATCTCAGCATCATCTGCTTCTGCCATGGTTAATAATATTTTATGTTCTTTGACAAGGAACGGTCGATACTTTATTTTTTTACCAGTTGATGGTAAGGTCAATTCAAATGTCGGGGTGTTTAATTTTGGTAAAGACATAATATCTCCTAATAGTTAAGCGGATGGTGGTAAATCCGATCCAGGTGCGTTATCTAAAGTACCTGTTTGCCAATTCCACTGTCTTTTTGTCTCGGGTAATTCTACATCAAAAGTAGGTATCTGAGGGTTAATAATAACTCTTGGTATATCAACCGGGGTAGTTGTTGAACTTGCTGTATTAATCCAGTACCTGTAAGCAAACAACACATTAAGTCTATGAGTTTGGTTAGAAGCACCGTGGTTAAGATCCATTAAGTTTAAGTTTCTTGGAAACGCTTCTACTAGCGTTATTTCATTGGTAATGTTATCCTGCTCATCTAATTGACGAATGATAATATCAGTAATGTAGTTCTCCTGATAACCTACTGTAAATCTAACCGGGTCTACTATTAAATGCATCCAGTCTTCAAAAAATCTTCTTATTACAAATTGCTGATCAACGTGAAAAGTAACAGGTATACCTTCTCCTCCATATTCAGAAGAAATTGGTCTTTGATAGGTAGGTCCAAATATTTTAAATGGTTTAGCAAAAATATTTAACAAAGGTATACTAGCCTGCTCCACGTATAAGCTAGCAAGCTGGGCCTGGTTAAACCTATCAGCTAGGCCCACCGGGGGTGTTATTAAAACTTCAAAACGGTTGTTTCTCGATAGACCAGCGCCTCCAAGAACTTCATTTCTAAATCTGTTTAAGCTAAATGTAGCCATTAGTATTTCTCTCTTGAGTGTCGCCAAACATCTTGCTTGGATGCACCAACAAAACGCTCAACTGGAAGTAACGACGCCACTACCCAGTCGGGGTACTTTATGTTTAAAAATCTTGACTCAACATGCTCATCAAGATAATGTTTTACACAAGCTTTAACCGGTGCCACTCTAGAAAGATTTAATAAAATATTCCAGTTTACTCTTACCCGTGTATCTTCGTTTAATTTTTCATCAGTTGCATATTGATGTAATGCCCCTAATACCTTAAATCTCATTGCATAAGGTAAATAGTGTAAATTAATTCCGTAAAACCCACCAGGTACCTTTCTAAAAGGAAGCACTAAAGGAAACTGATCCCAGTATGGCAATTTGTCTTTTAACTTAGCATCGTAAAAAAACATGTACATCTTACCTGGTATCAAACGTGTGGTAAGATCAGGCACATTTTGCATTAATTTGTTAGGTCTGGTAGCAGCCGAAGCCAAGGCCTTTACCTGGGCTTGATACCATTCTAGCGACCTATCTGTGTCACCAACTTTAGTTCTAATGTTTAAAAAAGGATTATATGTTGCCATTTAAATATTTATTATGGGGTAATTCCAAGATCTGTTTCTGTTAAAACCAAGAATTTAATACCTCTATCCTCACAAAATTCGTTTGCAGCTTTCCATTTTGCTTGATTGGTTCCATATAAAAATACTTCTTCTATAAATTTTTTGGTCTGCTTTTTAGGAACAGGTGGTGGTTTTGTAAAACGTTCTGGTTTAATCTCCACTAAATATTTTGTAATAAATCCTTTTCCGTTGCGTATTTTGATATAAAAATCAACAAAATAACGATGAACTTTTGAGTCCACAGGCGACTTATATGGTATAATAACGGTTTCGGAACCCCATTCAAGTACAGATTGATTGGTATCACACCATTTCATAAATTTTAATTCCCAGGAGGAACGGTAAACTACCTCCTTCAAGTCTCCGCGATACTTGCCGGGGTTACTAACTCTGTAACGACCTTTAAAAACACCTTTGTACATGGGATAAATAATAAATTAGATTCTACCTACTATTTATCGAAAAAACATGCCAATAGCAAAAGATATCCAGCAAAGGCTGGCCGAACAATACAATGGAACTTCTCAAAACGAAGAAGCTAGAAGACAGCTTGGTACAGTAAAAGATCAGTTTGGTATTAATGTTTTGCAGTATCCTTCTGATCTTGGATCCCAAGATCTTCTTCACTATATTGAGTTTGGAATTAATGTTAGGGGTAAATCAGAATTCGATAAATCTAAACGTTTATTCGAAGTCAGACGTAATCCAGATTCTGCTAATCTCTCTCAAGAACAACTAGGTACAGTAGCAACAACAGCAGGTGGTGTTGCAGCCGGTATAGTTGCGGGGGGAATCACAAAATCTATATTAGGTAAATTTGGTAAGACAGGAGCCGTTGCCGGTAACACAAAAACTTTAGGTACGACAAAAGCAGCGGATACAGCTATTGCGGTGGGTGTTGGAGCAGGTGTTGGGTTGGCAACGGGTGCAGCTATTAATGCCAATAAATTACTTAAACCTGATACATCATACCGAATTTCCGATGTAATTGCGCTTTACGTAGACGGTCCTCCAACAGTACGCTATAGCATGAATTATGCTAATAAAGAGCTTGGAACTTTAGCAGGCCTAATAAGCGGTGGTTTAGTAGAGTCTCTAGGCGCTTTAAACCCTTTAGGGGAACAAGGGGCTGCGGCTTTTGCCGCATTTGCTAAACTGCCAGGTGCTTTTGGTACCGTAGACGTTCAATCAGCTCTAAGCGCCTCTTCAAAAACTTCTCTTAATCCTTTTAAAGAGGTTATTTTTGAGTCGGTAGACTTTAGATCATTTAATTTTAAGTATAAATTCTTGCCTAAGAACAAGCAGGAATCTGAAGCGGTAAGAAATATAATAAAACTATTTAAATTTCATATGCACCCGGAAATGTCAGAAGGAAAATTATTTTTTATATACCCCTCTGAATTTCAGATAACTTATTACTTTCAGGGTTCTCAAAATACCTACTTTCATAAACTTGCACCCTGTGCTTTAGAATCTATGGAAGTATCGTATGGGGGTGAGCAGTTCTCTTCTTTTGATAATGGTAATCCTACTG